TTCTGCCAAGGTCGTATGTGTTCGCAGTTGAAGGCGTAAACTCAGACGCAATACGAGCGTTGAAAGTAACCTGATCTGTGTTGCTGCTGCCAAGCGTTGTGTTGTCGTTGACCGTCAGACTGGTCAATGTCGCTGTGCCACCAGTAATCGCAACGGCATTGGCGTTCTGCGTAGACATAGTGCCAAGGCCCGACACTTGTGTGTTGGCAATGGCGATAGTCGTGTTTGCTGCCGCAGTCAGTTGGCCTTGTCCGTTAACAGTAAAGCTAGGAACAGCACTAGCAGTGCCGTAAGAACCCGCAGAAACGGCTGTATTAGCGATTGAAATGGTGCGGTTGGTAGTAAGGTCGCCACCACCAGTCAAGCCCGTACCAGCGCTAATTGTCAAACTTGTTGATGGCGCACCAACGTCAGTGTTAGACAAAACAACAACGCCTGTGTAGCCGTTTACGCTTGCAACCGCATCGGTGTTATCAATCTGTTCCCATGCAGTACCGTTAAAGATAATCCAGTCACCCGGCAACCAATCTGTAATGCCGTCAATATTTGTTGAACCAGCAACCGACACTACATAGTAGTGGCCTTTTGTGCCAACACCAGAAACGATTGTTGGAGTGTTAGTAGCGGCATTCCAAGAGCCTTGATAGCTCACGCCGCCTTGAATAGATGCGGGAATTTGCGACAACGGAACAGTGCCACCAGCATCAAGCGTAGCAACACCATTAGCCACACCAGCATTCAATACCGCAGCAGTACCCAAGCCAAGGTTAGACCTTGCATCAGCAGCAGTAGATGCACCTGTGCCACCGTCAACAATAGCCAAGTCGGTAATGCCTGTAATGCTTCCACCCGTAATTGTTACGGCATTGGAATTTTGGGTTGACATAGTACCCAAACCGGATACTTGCGTGTTTGCAATGGCAATAGGTGTTGCGGCAAGAGCAGTCAGTTGACCTTGTGCGTTAACTGTCGCCGACAAAGTATTGGATGCCGAGCCATAAGAACCAGCAGTCACCGCTGTATTGGCAATAGACAGAGTACGGTTTGCTGCCAAAGAGCCGCCGCCAGACAAACCAGTGCCAGCCGTAATGGTGGTGTCTTGGTCAGCAGCATTCAAGTTTGTACGTGCGCCAGCCGCAGTCGATGCGCCTGTGCCGCCATCAGCAACAGCCAAATCGGTAATGCCAGTGATGCTGCCGCCTGTGATGGCAACATCGTTAGCATTCTGCGTAGACATTGTTCCCAAGCCGCTGATCTGCGTATTGGCAATCGCAATAGGCGTGTCTGCCAAAGCCGTCAATTGGCCTTGAGCGTTGACCGTAGCCGTCAGTGTCTTAGACGCAGCACCGTAAGACGCAGCAGTCACAGTGGTGTTAGCAATGCTCAGTGTGCGGTCAGCAGCCAAGCTACCACCACCGGACAAACCTGTGCCAGCAGAGATAGTTGTGTCTTGATTGGCAGCGTTCAGGTTGGTTCGTGCGCCAGCCGCTGTGCTTGCATTCGTGCCGCCGTTGGCAATAGGCAAGACGCCTGTAATGTCAGCAGTGGAAATGTCCAGCACATCCCACGCAGCGTTAGTACCGTCTGTCTTAAGGTACTTGCCAGCATTGTTTGTCTGAGAAGGAGCAAGAGCATTAAAGCCAGCGTTGGCTGTTACTTGACCAGTGCCACCAAGGCTGACAGGCACGGTGCTCAAACTAATTGTCGATGCGTTAACAACAATTGGAGCCTGACCAATGTACTGAATTGTTCCAACAGGACCAACAGTTTCTGTCGTGCCATCAGAAAAGAAAAACTCAAGGTACAGAGCGTTATCAATCTCAATAGGCTGCACATCTGTAATGCCACGACCAGCAACGCCACGATCAATCCGAACGGTCAGATTGTTACCGTCAACAACAACAACTTTAGAAATAGCCATGTCAATCCCCTTACAAAACAACAACACCGTCCGAGCGAACCAAGAACATCAAAAAGATGATGTTGTCTTCCGCTGGAGTTGGTGGGGCAGCACTGAATGCAATCTTGATCTTGCCTGTGAAGCACACAGGGTCTTGCGCGTTAATCTCCAACTGCGGGTCAGAACTAATCAAGCCCCATGCAGTGTCATCAATTACCAAAGTAAACGAGCCAGCCGCATCAACCTTGTTGGCGATGGTCAGCGTGATCGGAGTCGGTGTCGGCTCGTAGTTGGCAACATCAAAAGACAAGCCGTTGCGGGTGTCAATCAGGTTGGAGATTTGCCTACGAGCAATGTCAGCAGTGACGGTTGCTGTTGACAGGTTAACGGGGAGGTTTTGCCCGTCAAGAATGGTGATGTTCCAATACCATTTCTGGTTATAAACAAGTTCACCCGTAATCAGGGGGTTGTCAAAACCGCTAACTTGGGTTATGACGTTTTTAGAAAATAGGGCCACTTTAGTTCTCCAAATATTTCCTGTACTCAGGTAATAACGCCACCCGCCTACTGGCAGGGCTACGAGTGTCTTATCTTTTTCTATCAGGCAATTATGCCGGAAATAAATTTGGTGGTGTGGGCCAAATTACATTGAACGGGTAGCCTGACTGCGCAGGAATGTCTCGTAGTTCTTGCCGGTACGTTGCCCACGCCTCTTGTTGAGCAAGCGTCAGTGGGCCATTAGGAATCTGCGTCCAGTCACTTGCGTAAAGCAACCTTTGCCTTTTAGGCAAGACGTCCGCAAGCGCCAAGCTTTCTTGCTGCACCCATTGTTTGGTTTCAAAGTCAAACACAGAGTATTGGTCGGGTTGCGCAGGAATTGCCACAGCCTCACCGTTTGCAATGTAATAAGCTGAGTCATCAATTGAACCGTCAAGATAACTTTCTCCATATTGCAATTGCGACTCGATATCAGTGGTCTGAACAATTCGCAAGATATGTCCAGTTGCTTGGTTGTAAATTGTGTAACTCATCGCTTTGTCTCAATTGCAAATAGTGAACGATTAGAAATGCCAGCCAACGTAATAATATTTGATTGCGGAGGCGTAAATACTTGCAGTTTGTATACGTATGTACCGGCTGATGGTGTATCGCTATAACTCATTGCAGGATTAACCCCTCCTGACATCAAAACTGTTGAATCTCTAACAAGTCTAAACAATGGAATTAGTGCAAAAAACGATTCGCCGTCTTGATATTGACCGCTTAGCTGGCTTCCCGATGAGGCCACATAGATTTGACTGCCATTAGCAACAATTGTTACTGTTTGAGCATCTTGCCATGTGTTTGCAACCGTGTTTCTATAGTCCGCACTTGTAAAGGCACTAGCGGTTAATGTGACAGCATTAGTATTGATGTTGCCTGTAGCCACCACGTTGCCGTTCAACGTCATCTGTGTGCCGTTAAACGAAATGTTGGTTGTGCTGTTGCCAAGAGCAAAAGTACCGGTGCTATTGATGACGCCACCCGAACCCGTCATAGTCGTGCCAGAGATCGCAGGTGATGAGCCTGATTGCAGTGTGCCTCTGGCATACAAGCCGTTCAGGAAAGTATCACCTGTTGTGCGGTCGATGTAATAACCAGCAGTTCCCCATGTTGCAGGGGTTGCAGCGACAGGTGGGTTTGATCCGTTCCAGTTGTCTGAGCGAATGCTTTGAAATACACCTGCGGCAATTGGTCCAGTCCATGCGGTAGTGTTAGCACCAACTCCGTCAACAGTGACAGCGTTATTGTTGTAGCGGCCTTGAATGTACCAAAGCACTTCGCCCACAGCAACAGACGGTGTTGTCAGTGACCATCCAGAAGGCGCAGCGCCGCCAGTAGTAGGCGTTGTAAAGGTTGGTGTGGCTGAGCTTTGGCTTTGCACCAAATAGGCTGTAAGGGCGGTTAAACCGTTTTCCCCTGCTGGCCCCGTGGCTCCTGTTGGCGTCCATGCAAATGACGCGCTTACCGGGCTTTTGCTTGACCTTGAGATATCACTTCCGACAACATACGAAAAGTAATATGTTGCCGAGGCATCTGAACCTGTCGGGAGCACTTGATTTTCAAACGTGTAATTAGCACTTGGAACAAGTGGATTTCCGTTGATGTTTCCAGCAACTGACAACAAACGCCAATCACTTTCAGCAGGAGATGCCGAGGCTGTGTAGTACAACTCAACATAAGTTACACGACCAGTAGCAGGAATAGCAATCCTGACATCAAAGTTTGGGATTGGGCTGTCTGCGTTATCTGCTGTCACTGTTGGCGAAGACAGTGAACTGAAGTAAATAACCGAAGGCAAACCGCTGTTTGGCACTGGCGAATACTGAGTGATGTCAAAGTCATCGTACACAGCCGCGCTGTATTCATTCATCTCCAGCTTTGCACCAAGCCCACCGTCAGGCAACGATGCCTCGTTAACCTTAACCACTCTGAACAGCTTGTTTGTCCAGCCGTAGTCCGAGTTGGTCACACTAACAACATCTCCGGCATCAACCTGAATGCCGTAGTAGGTTGTGCTGAAGCTAACAATCAAATCCTCACGGGCTTGCTCAAGGATGCGGTTTGCAAGATATTGCGCCTGAACTGAGTCATTGCACAAATCGTAAGTGACGCTGTATTTGTTATCGGGCTCGTTCGGATAACGCAAGAGTGCCGGGGTTGCAATGTTGACAAAGTTGGGCTGATCCCTTGCACCCTTGTCAGGGAACTTGGCTTCTACTTGGTTGATAGATTGCGTGATGTCCGTAGCACTGACGCGAATCTCGCCAATGATGTTTTCATCATCAAAGGCATACGCAGTTGTTTCTGCTTTGTTAATAACGATGGACCACTGACCAAGGGCAGCGTTGTACGCCATCCAAGAATCAGCGCAGGTCATTATCTTGTCAAGGTTGCTCAGCACTGTCTGACCAGTGTCAATCACGCCGTTCATGCGGTATCGCGCTTGCGTGGCAGAGCCGCCACCAGAAGGCGTATATGTGATTGTCTGATCTGAGTATGAATTCAACGCCGTTGCAGAGCTTGCATTTACAAAAGATGGGTCAACAGCGCCACCGTATGCCGTGTTTGTAATGTAGTCGTACCAAACATCACCGGGCTTTGCTACGCCTGTGCTGTTAAGGTAGTGTTTGGCATAGAACGTAAGTGGCGACATGTTTGTCGTGCCAGCGTCTTGGTTGTAGTTGAGTTTGACAATAGCAAACGCCAACCCATTCATCTGTCGGCCACTAGAAGGCCAGCGCAAGTCTACGGGGATGTCCGAGCCGCCCATCACTACGTTAGGGGCAGATGCGCCGTTTAATGCGGTAATAGTGCCAGCAGCGGTTGAACGGTATAGGCTGATGTACAAGTTGCCGCTAATTTTTGTGTCTACGTTACCCGCCTCATCAGTCAGGCTAACAACTTTTGTCAGGTCCGTGCCATCAAATGTAATGAGCCTGTCGCCGTAATAGAACTTGGTAGTGTCAAACGTAAACTGACCGTTAGGGCTAACGCACGACACGGCCATGACGTAATACATTGTCTTCTGGTCAGTAGTCAAAACAGCGTCAACAAAAGTACCGCCAAGATAAGCATCACCATACACAATCGGGATTGCGTTTACGCTTGCTGGTGGAACCTGCTGGCGCGTCCCGTTGTCTTGCGGTCCTTGCTGGTCTTGACCAAACACGCGAGTCACAATCATTGACAATGCAAAGTTAACTGCAAAAACAGTTGCCGCATATGCAAATGTTCCGGCTGCAAAATATGCCGCCGCAATTGTTGTTGCTACCATCTTTTACTCCCGTACAAACGATGCGCCCAATGGGGCATAACCGCGTTTTGTGTAATCAATCAAAGGGCCATTTGCACTAATGCTTGTGACAACAAAATCAATGTCGCCAGCTTCAAGCATCGCTGTAGCCCTTTCGTCAAATGCTTTCCATAGCCTACCGCCAATTGTTCCATTGCGGTGCTCAGGCTCAACCCACCAAAGCAATTCATTTAACTCTTTCAACTCAGGACACCAAACATTACTTTGCTTGATTGCAATAATTGCACCACGCATGTGACTGTCAATGTAGATGAATCCTCTTCCAGCAATGACGCTGAACAACAATTGCTCAACGTGCTTTGGATTGTGATTATGCTGCTCACCAAGCGCCTTTATTGGCGTTTCGTAAGCATATGCCTCAACAATCTCCAGCAATCTTGGAATGTCGTATCTTGTTGCTTGTCTTATCATTTACACACCATCTCCACCATAGCTGTAATTTGCACTGCTTGTTGTGTCCGTGGACTGAGTGTCAGTTTGCGGAGGCTTGCCAAAGTCAAAGTAAGTGTTTGCAATCGTAGCCACACGGCTCATGCTTGCATCGCCGGGATACAAAAACTGCCAACTTGATTCGTTTGTCTTTACACCACCAAGCCTGTTTTCCAGAATGCGCCGCATTGAAGAACAAGCTATTGAGCAAGTCGCAATCCTTGTTCGCATCTCAGAATTAAAGTCTTCCGTGATGGACACGCTATTGATGATGCCCTGATAGCGCTTAAAGAATTGCGTTGTCGGCGTAGTAATGATCTGGTTGTTTGAGTCAAAAAACCCACGCCAGACTTCAACCAATGAGCCCTTGATGTCGTTGCCAAGAATGATGCCAATGTTTGCCGGGTCAATACCAGTCAACGCAATCGTCATGTCATCGCTGGTAGATCGCATGTCACGCTGTACGTCACCCACATTCAACAAAGCGCCAAGGTTTGTAAATGTATTGCCGCCAACAGTGATAGGTGCTGCTGCGTTGCAAAATGTGTAAACGGTCGCGGCTGTACCAACCGTTAACTTTACAAACTCTGCGTGTCTAATTTGTGGGCCACTCAAGGCCGACATTGCTGTCATGTGATGTACTCCCGAAAAACAAACGCATCATCCCATTGAACAAATGCGCCATCTGTCATTGGGTTCAAAGTATACGTTGGGCAGCGTTCAGCCACAACAGTAAATGTGCAAGCGTTGCCAATCGAAACAGTAGCGCCAGATGACGGCGTGCCAATCAAAGGCCGATGAATAGTCACCACAGAGCCAGCAGAGTCTGCTGTGATCTTGTAGGTGTATCCGCCCACCATGATGAAATCACCCGCCTTAAACGTCCCGTTAGAGGTCAGATTAAGCGTCTGCGTATTGGCAGTAGGCGTACCGTTCAACGTGGCAGCAGTAGCCGTTCCAAGCGTCTTGGTAAACCAATCCAAGTTGTCATTGTTAAACGTAATGGTTTCTGGCAGTTGGCGGTCTTTGTTGTCAATCGTTTGAATGATGTCTCGGACCTGTGGGTAATACAGGTAATTGTGAGGCGTAACCGTAAACACCCAAGGAACCGCCGTCAGGTACTGAGCAACAGTGATGTAGCCAGAACGTGCAACCTGCTGTCCAACCATCCTGCGGTTGTTCACAGTCATGGACTGCTGAATATTAAACACCGTTTGGAAACTCATGCCCTTCTCCCGTTCGATGCCAACTGCTTGTTAGCGTACTGATAACCAGCCCAGATTGTATTGCTGCTCTCAAGCAACCTGTTTTCAAACGACTTGGCATCAATTGCGTTGATGTAGTTGTTTGTCACGTTGGTGGTGCTGCCCATGTTGCTTATTTGATTGTTGGGCACGACTGTTCCAGCCGATCTAGGAACAAACAACTCAGGGCCAAGTTCACCAACGATATATGGAGTGTTGGCATCAGCAGGACCGCCTTCAGCCAGAAAGCCGCCCAAGTCCATATTGCCATAAGCGTTGCCAGTTCCAAACCCGCCGCCAGAATACATGCTGAAGGCCGACCCAAGAAACTTCATTGCAGCAGCCTTCATCTGGATTGCGATCAAATCCTGAATGATGCTACGCGCCAAGTCCTTCATGTTTAGCTTGCCGGTCTTGACAAAATTGTCGATGGCAGAAGACAAGTTGCCAAACACAGTGTCAAAAACTTGCTGTGTTCTTTTTCCAGCTTCCTCAATTGTTACCATCATTTTTGCAATTTGCTCTTGTCGGTCAAGGTCTTTCATTTGGGAATCTGACTTGTTTTCACTTTGCTCAAGTTCTTTCCGCTTTCTTGCGTACTCCAAAGAAATCTGTGCTAATTTTTGCTCAGTCTCTGTTGCGTAAATCAATTGATATTTAAGTTCAAGCGATTTGCGCTGAAATTCAAGGTCTTCAGTCTTAGCATATGCGCCAAGGTCTGCCGTTTCCCTTGCTTTACTTCTGCGAACAAATTCATCATCAATGTCTTTTTGGTAGGCAAGCTTTAACTCTTGCTCTTCCATATATTTTTTGATCTGAATCTGCTTTATTTTTTCGGCAGTTTCAGTCGCAATTGAGATAGATTTGTTCTGGTATATCTCAAGATTTTTCTCCGCAAATTTACCATCCTCTTGAATGTTTTTGCTATTCATTTCAAGTTGAGCGTCTGCCAGTTTTTTAGCAGCATCTAACTGCAAAAGCTGTATCTCGTTGGCGCTTTGTTTGGCGACAGCAAACTCTGCTTCAGCTTTTGCTTTTGCCAACTCTGCTGCCTTGGCAATTCCCATTGGCCCATACTTTTCTTCGTCACGAATGCCTTTTGCGTTTTTTTCTGCGGCTTTTGCTTTGGCTTTTGCAGCCTCGTCTTCCAGCAACATAGATTTGAGCAACAATTTTCTTTGCTCAAGCAGCGCATCTAACTTGGCCTGATTTTCATCTTTTGCTTGCCCCATGCGGTTTGTAGGAGCATTCAAAGCAGCAGTAGCCAAAGCAATTTCTTGATTTAGCTTCTGCAAATCTTGACCTTTGTCTTCACGCCCCCAACCCATAATGGCATCCCAAGCCGATGAAGCCGCTTTGCCAAGCTTGTTCCAACCTTCTTCAAAATAACCAAGTTCGCGCCGTGAGGTCTGGAAGCTTTGGTTCAGCAAAGTTGATTGCAGACGTATCGACTCTTGCAGCTGACCTTGTTTTTCAAGCGCCTTAATTTGCTTGTACTGCTCAAGCGTCAGGAAGTGATATTTGTCGTTAAGTTGCTTTGCCGAACTTGCAGTGCCATCCAGCAGTGGAATAAGAGTTTCAGCGGCCTTTGCGGCATCAACACCAGCAAGCTTAGAAAAGCGCAGGATAACTTCGCCAACGGCCTGAAGAGATGTGTGCGTGTATTTTCCAGTTGCAGCCAATTGCTGCATCAAGTCTCTTGCATCACCAATGGCTACGTTTGTTTTTTCGGTAAGCACGTTGCCGATGCTTAACAATCCAGTGTAGGTAACACCAGCAAAGCCACCAGTCAAAGTCATTGCTGACTTGAAGTTTTCTAAGTCTTCTTTGGCTTTGTAAAAAGCATAGCCAACACCACCAACAGCAACTGCAACAGAGCCAAGGCCCACAACGGTAGGCGTAAACAATGAGCCAATGGCCTTGAACATAGGCACGATGCCGCCCATCACATCTTTAAGCTGACCACCCTGCTGGAGCGCAGCAATTAGTGGGCTTTGGCCTGAAGCAATTTGCGTCACAAAGTCAGTTGTTTGATAGGTCAACTGAATCTTTTGCTGCTCGTTCATCTTGAACTGAGCGTTGGCGGCGTTCTTAGCAGACAAGGCCATCTTGTCATAGGCTGCGGCTTGAGCCAACAACTGTGCGGCTTTCTCTTTGCCGCCTTCTGACTTTTCCAGATTCTTCAATCTGCCAGTAGCAAGTTCGCGCTCAAGTTGTGTGACCTTGCTTACCGCTTTGCCGTAGTCTTCTGTCGCGTATTGGAGGGACTGAATTTCTTTGTCAGCAGCCCTCATTTCCCGCGCAATGGCGTTCTTCATCTTCTGCGTTTCGTAAGCGACTTTTTGCGCCTCCGTGACAAAGTTCCCAGTCTCCAGACTGAGTGCAATTCCAAGCGTTGCTGCGTTTTGATGGTTAGCCATTACTTCCTCTTTCTGGCGAGTTTTTGCGCGTACTCAGGGATTATCCTACCAAGACTGTCTTTAAGGTCACTGATGACAGTTGGAGCGCCATATTGCAATGCTGGACGCAAAAAAGGTCTGGCTGGAATTTTTGATGTCCCGTATTCTTGAGCCAGAGAAACGGCACTGCGCTTGACAGAAACTATTGCCAAAACGACAGAATTGTCATTGATGCTTGGCGCATCTCTGTCGTTAGGAGTTGTCAGGCGAGACTTCAGCTTTAAGGTATCCCTCATGTGAAACGGGCTGTAGTCGCTACGAGGTTTTTCCGCATCGTATGGGGCATAGGCAGCAGCAGCGTAATAAACGCTCTTCATGGACTCTTCAGCGGCCTTGGCGAGCGTTTGCTTTAAGACCACATCCATCTTGAACCCGTTAGCCATCTCAATGATTTGCTGCTCAAAATCAGCAAAGCCTGAAAGCTGAAACTTCAAGTCTTTACCTTCAAAGCCTTGGGTATCAATGAGTTGAGCCATTTCACACTTTCAAGAATGCCTCCGAGCCGGGTCTAGTTGCAATAAAGGCCAGCAATTGCTGATTAGCCTGTTCTCGCTGCTGTGCTTCGGTCAAAGGTGGAACGATGTAATCATGCGTTGACGGCAAGACATCCTGCATTCGGAATGGCTTTGCCGCTTTCTGCATTTTCGAGTTTAGGTTGCCCGTGGTCAAGGAACTTAGCGCAAGCAGCATCGCCTTATTCCCAATCATCCCATCGCTCAACATAATCTCAATGTTTATCAAGTCGTCCACTGGAACATCGTCAGGACACCCACCGTGAGCGTAGATGTACGCTCTGGCCTGTGAGTGAGCGTCCTGAATCAGTTTTTTCGAGAGTCCTTGTAGCCGGGTTGAATCGACTCAGTAATCTTTGCGATCATCTCAAGCTGAACTGGCATCGGCCATTCAGCGTCAATGTCTTCGTATGTGATGTCATCAAGAGTGCCGACTTCTGGCACAAGCAGCCTGACAAACTGGACCATTCGATTTTCCATCATGATGATCTTCTTGACCAAATCCTTTGTGGATCGGCCTTCAATAATCACATCATCTTCGGTGATCTCGATGCCATCAATCACAGTTCCTGTGCGAAAACTGGCAGACATTTTCTCGTAACGAGCTTGCAGTTCTTCAGGGTTGATTGTTTCAATTGCTTCTTCAATTTGCTCCATCTCTTTGGTCAAAGGGATGCGAACCTTGAAGACATGCCCACCAAGCTCAAACGTCTTGGTGCGCAAATGTGCTTTTTGATAGCTGTCGCCAAAGGCGGATTGGATGCGTGACATGGTTTTTCCTTATCGTGTCGTTTTGATGATCTTGTCGTAGATGGCCTGATTTAGCGCAACAGCGTAATCCACTGCTTGCTCTGGTCCAATCTTGTCTGCATGGTTTCGCGCTATGTCGTGCGCCAAAGCAATTGCAGTAATTCTTTGTTGTGTGAACCCAAACCAATTCTTAGACGAATCGGATTGGGCTACAAGGAAGTTTAGTAGGTCATTGCTGTCTTTTACTATCATGTGTTTTTACTCTGTAGTGTCTGGCGGAGCCTCTGGTGCAACTTCTTTAATGACCACCACTGGTGCAGTCACGTTGTATTTCTTGAGCAGGGCCAATGCAATGGCTTCTGCTGTGTCTGGTTTGGCTGTGGCTTTTGCAAGCTCCGCAGCGTCAACCACCAAGCCACGGGCAACAAGATCAATGTCGCCGTAGCTGGTCACAATCGCTTCAATGGCTTGTGCGACTTTCATCAGTTGTTCGACCAGCCGTACTGGTTGCCCCGTGGATGAATGGTGAACATGCACTTAGCTTCAGCGCCGGGTTGTGCGTCAACTTGGAATTGACCAACGCGACCGTTGAAAGCATAAGCCACAGTGTTTGTGCCTTCGACTGCTGCGACCACGAAAGTGCGGTCCACAACACCAGAGTAGGCATCAGAACGAATCTGAAGCAAAGCAGCGTCAGAAGGGTTCCAAGCAGCCGTGATGGTCATGCTTGTAGGTGCGGCTTGCACTGGAATCTTGTCGCTTTGACGAGAGCCAGCCACGCCGAAACTTGCAACAGCATCGTCTTGACCAAAAGCAGGGATGGCCTCAACAGGCACAGCAACACCAGCAGCACCAGTACCGTTAGCAGATGTGCCAACAATCGTGGTGACTTGAGCAGCCCACACAGACAGGTTAGCAGTGCTCAGTGGAGTTGGCGTTGCAGCCGATTGCATCCAAAGCGATGCGCTAAAACCGGGAAGGACTTTTGCAGGAATAGACATGATGTCTCCTTATGCGTTGTTCGACCAACCGTACTGATTGCCACGGGGATGCACGGTGAATGTGCATTTGGCTTCAGCACCGGGCTGCGAATCGACTTGGAACTGGCCCACACGACCGTTAAAGGCGTAATAAACGATATTTGAGCCTTCGGTAGCCGAAACCACAAAAGTGCGGTCAGTTACGCCAGAATAAGCATCAGCACGCATTAACAGCAAGTTGGTGTCGGCAGGGTTCCAAGCAGCAGTGATAGTCATGCTGGTCGGAGCAGCTTGCACGGGAATCTTGTCAGACTGACGCGAACCGGCAACACCGAAACTCGCCACGGCATCGTCTTGACCGAAAGCGGGAATGGCTTCGACAGGAATCAAATTGCCGCTAACAGCAATTGGAGACACGGAAGCGACCAAAGACAACTGCGCAATTGTCAAAGGAGTAGGGGACGAACCGGGCTGTGCGTACAAAGCCGCGCTGAAACCGGGAAGAACTTTGTTTGGTAAAGCCATTTTGAGTATCCTTCAAAAGTTGAACAATTGTCGTGTATTAGGCTGGAATGTCAATGGTGCAATCTAGGAAGATTTGCGCCATATTCTCTTCGTTGTTATAGCTATTGTAAAGCCACATCACATCAGCCTTTGAGATGTAAAACCCCTCTGACGGGCTTCCCAAAATGCCGCTGTAACCGTGCAACGATTGCAAAATCTGATTACTGATCGTGAATCCGTCTTCAATATTCTGAGTAAAGATCGAGATTTGGAATACAGGTCGATCAATACCTTTGTTGCTTTGCTGTGTGCCCGTATATACAGGCTGATGCACATTGCGCAGCATCCAAGTGATGAACTTTGGCTGTGTTGCAAAGTTGCGGTTAAACGATGCGTATACAGGCACAGGCGTGACAATGTTTGCCAGTTGGTACTGGATTGCTTTGCCGTAAACAACAGGATTGAGTTGTGCTGCCATTTACACCGCCGTCACAGGGTCAGAGCGATAGCACATCATCCGCACATTCATCCGATCATTCGTTTCACGAACATCAGTAATGCGGTAATAGTTGCCACGCCAAAAAATGGAATACGACTGCTGCTGATCCACAATCAGCTTTGTGTTTGGCGTGTAGTTAAACGTGAAATTTACCAAGTCTTGGTACAGACGATACTTGTCTGAAATCTTCACGTTGTTTGCCACATCCTCAACACGCGCACGGGTATCAAACCACTTTGTTTGAGTGGTAACTTGTTCACCAAAACCCGACTTAGAAAAAGTCAGGTTGTTGATGGTCACATTCTCAAAACGTGCAATTGACATCACATCACCAAAGGTTTGTAAGGGCGCAAAAGAGTCTGAGCGCCATAAGGAATGGTTTTCAGTTTTGTCTCAGTCGTTTCCGAACGGTTGTTGTACAGGTGCGTCAAGATCAACAGGCCAGCTTGTTTAATCACAGGGTACGATGACAACGGATTAGCCGCTGTTGTGTACTCAGCAATGATTGGAGCCGTCATCTGTGTGTTGATGTCTGTCGGCAAGCTGGTGATGATGATCTTGTTGCCGCTTGCATCGTAGTAATACTGCGTTGGGTTAACCGGCACAAAGACTGGCGGGAACAGCGAGTTGTAGTAGCCAACAACATCAATCTGCACACCCGGCTGGCTTGGGTACAAGTTCTGGCTCACCTCTGGTAAGTCCAAACTCACAGGTGTTGCTGTAAGGCTCTCCGCGCCGTACCACACACGGTACGTCACAGGAAAGATGGACATGCCAAGGAAGTCCTCAATGTACATCCGTGTAGCAAGCTCCAAAGACAAGATGTAAGCATCCTGACTTTCATCCTCAAACAAGTTCAACTGCTGAGTAATTTCTTCAGCAGTCAACCAGTTTGTGACTACATCACGATCAATCTGCTCAACCTTTACATAGTTGAACGGATTGCGTGTTTGCCCACCGTAAGGCAGACCTGTCAGAACGCTTTGCACACTCATGGCTGCTCCAATTAGGCGCTCATACGAACACCAGCAAACGGGTCACGCACGGAACTAACCACACGCTTTTCTGCGTATAGTGTAACGAAACCGGGTGTCGTTTGGTCCATCATCTGAATGGACATTTGCTCAGTGTCGCCAATGGTCAAGAAACGAGGCCAGTTAGCCAAGTAGATTGGGAAACCAGTGGACAGGTATGGGTTTGGAATCACCGGGAAGCCAAACATGCGGCCAACAGCAGCGCCGTCTTCATCGCCAACTTCCAAGAACAATGGCAAGCCTTGCGTGTCCTTGAGGCTACGCAGCGAGTCAATCATGGATGGACGAATGTGCCAAGCGTTACCGGGCATGGCCCAGTATTGGCTAGGGAAGGCGTTGACCACATCCACAATGTCGTTGTACACCACGCCGCCGCCAGTTTGAGCCACGGTAGCGATGCTGTGGATGCCGTTTGTGATGGCCGTGCCAGATGTGCCATAGGCGCTGGTAGAGGCGCTGACGTACATGTCCAAACCACGCAGACCAGAGGTGGCGCCAGTGGTGGTTGTGGTCGAGCCAGCTTGGTCAGAGTTAATTGCCATTGATGCGCCTTCAACCTGAGCGAACTCCAAGGCGAGGTCTTCAACAATGGTGGCTTCCAAGCCATTCACATCCGACATCACAGCCGAACGAATAGGCAATTGAGCAGTCACAGCACGAACTGGCAACTGCCAGATGCTTGTGTTGGTATTAGGTGTGCCCACGTTGTTTTGAACTGGGTAACCCCAAGGGTTTGTTTGGTATGTTGCGTTACCAGTCTTGGCAACGAACTGCATGTCAGAGCCAGCAACAGGAACAATGCGCGAACCCATGCGGAAAGGGTTGGCGTAACGCAGTGCGGCGAAAGCATCATCAAATACTGCACGACCACCCACACCAGAGCCAGAGCCAGTGATTGCAGAGGCTTCTTTCAGGTCGATGTTGACTGTGCCGCCTTCGGTAATGGCTTGCTTAATTCCAGCGA